ACGGGGGGTGAGACCAAACGAATAACTATAGATGCTCTTTGAAGGGATGGAAAGTCCATGCTCCAAAGGTTGTTTGAACGTGTAGTACAACGACCCTTGGAACGTGCTCAGAATATCAACATTGTTAAGTGTAATTTTAGCAGTATCAATAACGTCGACATAGTTGGAGACGCCCGACGGGAAGTTGAGCTGAACACCCGTCTGAATGTACTGGGTCGTGTAACCGTAATTGTAACGCGAATCTGAATAAAGACCTGATGAAACATCTTCGTAATTCTTGTTCCTAAAGAACCACGCGAGTGTTTGGACAGGGAAGGATGCCGTGAGCTGAAGCTGAGGATTTCCGGCCGAGAATGTGAGGGTAGACTCTCTCTTGACGCGATTCACAATGTACTTGAGGGGTGTGTTTGTGTAGTACAGCTTTTCCGCATTTTCAAGCAGAATTTCTTCAGTCACGAGTTTGGGAAGCACCAAGTCGGTCGTATGGGGCGCGGCTACGTTGCACCACCACGTGTTTGGCTGGAAGGTGAAGCGCACGTAGAGCCGCTGATTCCACATTGCGCAGAGAGGGAAGTAAGGGCGACGGAGGCGCTCATCGTCTTGGTCGTTATGAGACTTGCGTCGGCAAAAAAAGAACTCGAGGGGGATGATATAGTCCGTCGCGACCTGTGAGTTGATGTTTGAGCCACCGACAGCCTGAAACATACCAGTCTGTTCATCGGCATCCAGAAATATCTGATCACGAATAATGTACCAGTCGTCGTAGAGGGTCTCGATGACAGTCTCGTTGACGAGGAGATCCACTTGCTTTATCAGAGCGCGGCCAAGCTGAGCAGAATACTGCGAGCCTGGGGGCAAGGCGGGCATCGTCACCTTGAGATACATGTTCGACAAGAGGTGGCCAAGCTCTGTAGGTAAGAGCTCCAACTGAATCGTCTGATTATGATAGGAAGGATTGGGCGGCGGGAGGGGGATGACGCGCTGATACATCACAGAGTTTGTATATCTCTTGAAATCTGGGTTCCACTGTGACTTTGTGAAATCTTCGAGAAGCAGATGATCTTCCTGCGGCCCGATGGCGTTGAGAGCCAAAACAGACGCCGAGCTGAACCCGCGGCCTTTCACGTCTTCAAAAGGGCCCGTTTCGAGAGCCTCGTATTTGAAGCCGGTGTTCAAGTCTCTGAGCTGAAAAGATGATGCGCCGCCCCGTACGCTTTCGTTTATTTCTATGTTAAATTTCTGCGTCGCCGCGCCCGTTTCAAAATTCGTAAACTTGGCGGGGACAAAGGTGCTCAAGAACCCTGGTTCCTTGACGAGACCTGTACTGTTGATTGGTCTAACTGTGTTTTGAGGGACAGTACCATCCAGGGGCTCTAGAATTGCAAACATAATCACCTGTAAATAAGTGCCGCCAGCCGATGTGAATTTGCCCTGTGAAAAGGTTTTAGGGGCGGTCACGTATCGCGACTCGTCGGTATACGAAACGACCCTAAACTTGGGCTGAAGTCCTGTGAGGTTTTCCACGGTCCATCCAGGTCCGAAGCCGCTCGGCGGCGGATCTGTAAAGTTGAACTGAAGAACATTCCGAGTGACGGTATAGTTGCCGTTTATAGGTCCCTGCCGTTTCATAGCCGTGTAATCAATCTGACTAGGTGGATAAAGAATAGCACCCGTGACGGCCTGGTAAGGTGCGATGGACTGTTCCGTATCCGACTGAATCCTGAACGACCAAATATAAGGTTCAGAAGTAGTCGCTGAAATTGGAGCCGTTCGTGAACCCATGTCCAAGTTGAAGTCGGCACCTTCGGGCATTACTGCGAGTTGGCCACTCATACCCGTCATTCCAGACACCGTCCAGCCTTCTTTGATGTACTCTCGCTTCTGGTTGAGTGTTGTGGCGTAAAATGTCACATAGTCACCACCTGAAAGTAAATAGAATCCGTTAACTTCTATCGGGGACAAAACTACATTCACGCCTTGGACAGGGGCGGCGGTCGGCGGCTCGACGGGAGGAGGAGGCTCTACGTCATTTTTAAACAAGTTCACAATTTCCTTTTGAATTTTGCGTTCAAAATTGAGAACATCTTCAAAAGCTTTGGGGACCTGATTTTTGAAAAATTTGAGCACCGGCGCCTGTACTTTGCGTTCGAGGTCAAGCACCTGCTCGGCCATCTCTAGATTTCACGTAGGTTATTTTTCCACATCTGTACCACAGTCAGGGCCTTCAGATGCGCGTGCTCTTGGCGTTTGGCTGTACAGAGCGCTTCGAGCTTCGCCACCTCCTCCTTTGTGTACTGATACGTCTTGATATCCATGAGCTTCGACCACAGCGTCTCGTCGTACTTTTCACGCCGAAGCTGGGTGTGAATCTGTTCCAATGGAACATTGAAGACGTGGAGACGTGGGGTCACCGCCACGTCGCGAATAAACCTAGCCTTTTCAGACAGCCAATTCACCTCCGCCTCGAGCTGTTTGAGCTGCCACGCCTTGCGCTTCTTGTACGTCCCTATCCGAACCTCCAGATAGTCCACGATGATCTCCTCCGGGCTATTGTACTTTTTGACCGCTCCGTTAGGTCCAATTAAGTGCATATTGGAGGTGTGAATCGTCTTGGTCATCCCGAGCTCCTTGACGGGGTCTTCCATCGCGCCTGCGATCCCACCCCAGATGAAAAAGTCGGGGACCGTCTCGGTCGAGTGATTCTCGTACTTCTGAATTGTGCCCTTTTCAACCAGCGCATCCAGGTGCTCCTTGAAGTCCTGAATCCACATGCCCGGCGGCAACTCCGTAACGTGCCACCGAGACCCCTCGGCTTGCACCACCCCCTCAAGAACCCATGTGTGATCCTTCGTCTTGGTCACCTTGCCCTTGAACCCCTTGAAGTGCGGAACCATCGGAGCCATCGCCACCTGATCGAGTGCACACTGGATATTGTGCTTGATGATTTCGATGTCGTACGGTGGCACGTAGCAGCTGAATCCGGTACCGATACCTTCCGCGCCGTTCACCAGAATCATCGGCACAATCGGGGCGTAAAACTCCGGCTCCACCTGCTGACCGTCATCCATCACGTATTTCAAAACAGAATTGTCATATGGATCGAAGATCTTGCGCGTCTGTGGACTCAACCGCGTGAAGATGTAACGGGAGCTGGCCGCATCCTTGCCACCCGCCAGCCGCGTCCCAAACTGTCCAGAGGGCTCGAGGAGGTTGAGGTTGTTGGCGCCCATGAAATTCTGAGCCAAATTCACGATCGTGCCCTGTAGACTCGCCTCGCCGTGGTGATACGCCGTCTGCTCCGCGATGTATCCAGCCAACTGCGCCACCTTCATGTCCGCCGTCAGGTTCTTCTTGAGACAGGCGTAGATCACCTTGCGCTGCGACGGTTTCAAACCGTCCACCACGTGAGGAATCGAACGCTTGATGTCCTCTGCGCTAAAGTTTGCCAAGTCGCGATGCACAAACTCCGTGACGGGAAGGGACTTGATGTGCCCATATGGAATTCCCGCGGGAGGGGCCGCCATGTGATTTGTCAGCCATCCCTTGCGGTCGTCGGCTTGGGCTTTGGAGAAGGCCAAGGTCATGGATTCATTCATGTGCGGGTCCGCGCCGAAAGCGACCGTCAGTTGCTCAATCTTCTGAAAGTACTCTTTGGCTTCGGCCGACGTGGAGGTGCCCAGACCCTTGTAGTATTTCACGGAAGTTCCCGAAGGGAACTTGCTGGCCCCCTGAGCCGTCCTGAACTCCTCCTCCGTAAAGTACCAGACGCGCCCCGCCTTGATGACGGGCGTGACCATCGACACGACGAACCCGAGCTCGATCAGTTTCGGCCAATACACGTGGAACATGTTGAGGACCAGGCCCTTGATGTGCGATCCGTCGAGATCCGCGTCGGTCATAATCATCAGACGACCGTACCGCAATTCTCTCACTGAATTATAGACCTTGCCATGTTGGAGCCCGAGGATCTTTTTGAGGTTGGAAAATTCTTCGTTTTCGGTCACCTGCTTCACCGTCGCATCCCGCACATTGCGCGGCTTTCCCCGGAGTGGAAACACGCCGAACGCGTTGCGGCCTACAACGCTCAGACCAGCAATGGCCAGCGCTTTCGCCGAGTCACCCTCGGTGATAATAAGCGTACACTCGTGGGACTTGTGAGTGCCGGCCCAGTTAGCGTCGTCAAGTTTAGGGATGCCCGTGATCCTGCTTTTCTTAGAGCCGTCGGTTTTCTTCAGTTCCTTGGTCACCAAGATGCTTACGGCGACCACCG